GCCTTCCTCCAAGAGTTAAGCACTTGGGACGTGTTTGGCAAAGGTTGGGGCAGAAGGGTTGAAGAAGTTCGTCAATCAGCACTTGAAATGTTGGACGCATCATAGCGTTGCGGCTAGACTAGCGCCCAGTCTCCCGCCCAAGGACAGTCATGCCTACAAAAAAATCAACCTCTAAGACCCGGTCCACGGTCAACGCAGCAGGGAACTATACCAAGCCCGGCATGCGCAAAGCGCTTTTTGAGCGTATCAAGGCAGGCACCAAGGGCGGCGATCCTGGGGAATGGAGCGCCCGCAAGGCCCAGCTTCTGGCCCAGCAATACAAGAAAAAGGGTGGAGGCTACACGTCGTGAAAGCGCCACAGCAATCGCTCAAGGACTGGACCACACAGAAGTGGCGAACGTCTGACGGCAAGCCCAGCAAGGGCAAGAAGCGCTATTTGCCCGATGCGGCCTGGGGCGCTTTGTCGCCGGGCGAGAAAGCCGCGACCAACCGGGCCAAGGCCAAGGGCAACGCCAAGGGCAAGCAGTTTGTGAAGCAGCCCACGCGAATTGCCAAGAAAACAGCGGGGTTCCGATAAGCCATGCCACTTCTTCGACTAGCTCTTAAGCCGGGTGTTGACAAACAAAACACCGAGTACGGTGCGGAAGGCGGCTGGGTCGATTGCGACTACGTGCGTTTCCGCTATGGCCTGCCCGAGAAGATGGGCGGCTGGACCAACTTCAACAACACTGAAGCTTACTTCATTGGCTACACCAGTGAGGTCTTTACTTGGACCGCGCTGGATGGATCGCCGCGCGCGGCCATCGGAACTAATCGCAAGCTCTATGTGTTTTATGGCGGACAGTGGGCCGATATCACTCCCATCCGTCATACGAGCACGGGCGTGACGTTTGATACGACCAACGGCTCGACCAACGTGGTGGTCAATGACACGGCGCATGGCGCGATCACCGGTGACTTTGTCACGCTCTCCAACACCACAGGGGACCCGGGCGGCATTCCGAATGCGGACTTGGACAATGAGTTTGAGATCGTTGAGGTCCTAAGCGCTAACACCTACCGTATTACGTCGCCCACCGCAGCCACCAGCACGGCAACCGGGGCAGGGACGGCCGACGCCGACTATCAGATCAACGTAGGCTCCGACCAGGGGTACCTTGATTTCGGCTGGGGCATAGGAACGTGGGGTTTCTTCACCTGGGGCACACCCCGTCCGCCGTCTGCCGGAGTGCAGTTGAATGCGCGTGTATGGCAGTTTGACAATTACGGTGAGAACCTGATTGCCCAAATAGTGGATGGGGGTATCTACGAGTGGACTCCTGCAGGGGGATTGACCACCCGTGCCACGGCCATTTCCGGAGCACCTACCAAAAGCAAGTACGCGCTGGTGTCCACCCCGGACAGGCATTTGGTGTGCTTTGGAACGGAGACGGTGCTTGGCACTGCGACTTCGCAGGATCCGATGTTTGTGCGGTTCTCCAATCAGGAGGACATCACTAACTTTGTGCCTACTGTTGTCAACACGGCTGGTGGACAACGGCTCACGGACGGCAACACCATTGTTACCGCGATCCGTTCGCGCGGTCAGATTCTGATCTTCACCGACACGTCGCTCCATGGTCAGCAGTACTTGGGACCGCCTTACACTTTTGGCTTCCAGCAGCTGGGGGCCAACTGCGGCTGTATCGGGCCACATGCAGCGGCAGACGTGAACGGTGTGGCGTATTGGATGGGCCGTGATGCGTTTTTCATGTTCGATGGTACGGTCAAGAAGATTCCTTGCACGGTGCAGGACTACGTTTTCAAGGATATCAATCTGATTCAAAGCTCCAAGACTCATGTAGGCATCAACACCCAATTTAATGAGGTGACCTGGTGGTACTGCTCGTTCACCAGTGACTATGTGGATCGCTTTGTAACGTATAACTACCTTGAAAATGTCTGGTCGATTGGTACGATGGCCAGGACTTCATGGGTGGACATGAACACCTTTTCAAAGCCGATCGCATCGGTTTATCTGCCTGATAACACGGAAACGCCGACTTTCAACGATACGATCTACGGGCTTACCGCTGGTCGCACTCGGTTGTACAGTCAAGAGGACGGGGCCAACGCGGCCGGGGATCCGATCAGCGCGTTTATTGTGTCCGGGTACTTTGACATCGGCGACGGCGATCAGATGCTGCTCATGAGCCGGTTCATCCCGGACTTCAAGAATCAGGTTGGCAACTTAACGGTCCGCTTGTTGTTGCGTCCTTTCCCGCAGGCGACGGCCTCTCCCAGTTCTTTGGATCCGTATGTCATCACTCCGACTACGGAAAAAGTCGATACACGTGCGCGGGGTCGACAGATTCAGCTTCGCATTGAAAGTGCGGACTTGGACAGTGACTGGCGCTTTGGCACGATGCGTGTCGAGCTCCAGCCTGATGGCCTAAGATGAGCAAGATCAACAACGTCCGACTGCCCAACGCTCGGCCCGAGTACAGCGCCGAGCAGTTCGACCAGCTTGTGCGCTCGCTGGAGCAGGTGGTCTTTCAGCTCAACAACACCTACACGCCAACCACCAGCGAGGACAAGGCCGGAGCAGCCTCTTGGTTCGCGGCGGGCAGCGGTGCAGGGGGCGGCTTTGCTGGCGGGGTTCGCGGCTTTCAGCTCTCCAACGGCATCATCTTGCCGCACGCGATGCTGATCTCCAACGTGGACCAGGACCTCACCAGCACCACAACCGAGGAGCTTTTGACCTATGACGTGATTGGTGTCTCCAACGGCATCCAGGTCGTGGACAACAGCAAGATTTACGTGCCGTGTGGCGGGCAGTACCTGGTCACCTTCACCTTGCAGGTCTCCAACCGCAGCAACGCGGTTCAGGAGTTTGAGGTGTGGGCCAAGGACACCGGAGCCAATTTTCCTTCCAGTCGCAGGCGTTTTGACATCGCGGCCCGCAAGGACTCCAGCACCTGGGCGCACATTGTCCCGGCCGTCAGCGGCATCTTCACGGTCAACGATCCAAGCACCAACTACTTGGAGCTTGCTTGGTGGGCCAGCAGCACGGACGTGTTTTTGGAGCACTATGCGACCGACACGTCGCCCACACGCCCTGAGATTCCATCGGTGATCCTGACCATCAATTTCTTATCGGCGATGTGACATGGCGAACAAGTATCTGCGCAAGTATCTGACCCCGTCGGCAACCACTGAAACCACGCTTTATACGGTTCCATCGGCAAACACGGCGATCTTGTCGTCACTGCGGATCACAAACGAAAACGCCAGTACGGCCACGTTGACCGTGGCGGCGTATCCATTGGGCGGGGCGACTCCGTACTACCTCTTGCGTAATTATTCGTTGCCCACCAGCCAAACCATGGACGTTCTTTCAGGGGTGCCCTGTGTACTAGAGGCGACGGACGTCATAAAAGTAACCGCTTCAGTGGCCAGTGTGGACTTTTGGATTTCGTTTTTGGAAATGGACAGAACGTAGGTAAATCGTCCATAATTTGGGCCATATCCGCGTCCTTTCCTGACGCGCAGCCCCACTGAGGGCTTTTGGCCAAACAAGGAAAGGATCGCTATGGAAAACGAAGGAATCATGGCGCTTCCCATGGAAGCTCCCATGTCGCAGCAAGAGCCGATGACTGTCTCTAGCGCCGAATCTTACGATGCGGCGACGACAGCTTTGGGGATGTCAGATCCCCAGGCTTTGGAAGCGATGAAGACGATGTTGCGCGATGAGCTTGCCGACGTCGACTTTACGCCTCGAGAAATCGATCAAATGATCGATGTTTTTGAGTACTTGACGCGTAATCCGAATGATTACGACCGTGTAGTCCAAAGCCTTGTTGCGCAAGACCTGATGGATCCGGGTGACATGCCCGACCAATACGATCCGACTTTCATTGGCGCAGCGCTCGCGGTTCTGAATGAGATGAAAATGGGCCGTGTGCAAGGGGCCATGGCCCCTATGCAATCCGGCCCGAGCATGATGCCCACGATGCAGATGGCGCAGGGTGGACTGGCGGACATGGCCCAGTACCTTGCATCGCGTGGTCGAAACGGTGACACGATGCTTGCGCACATCACGCCGGAAGAGGCGAGGATGCTGCAGGCTCAAGGCGGTGCGGGGACCATCAATCCTCAAACGGGCCTACCAGAGTACTTCAAGAAATTCTTCAAAAAACTGGGCAATACCGTTAAAAAGGCCCTGTCCTCACCTGTTGGAAGGATTCTTGGGACGATCGCGCTTGCAGCGGTCCTTGGTCCAACTTCCATCGGACTGGCTCTAGGAAAAGCGGGCACCGCCGCATTGGCAGCAGGAAGTGTCACGTTGGCCGGTGGCGGGAGCGTTAAAGAGGCGTTGATTTCCAGTGCGCTGGGATATGTGGGCGGTGGCGGTGACTTTGGTGGCCTGGGAAGTCCGCTGAAGGCTGTGGGCGAGTTTATGCCCGGCGCGGCTGGCTCTGCGATTAACACGGGTCTTACTACAGGGGCCTTAGGCACGGGCGCAGGTTTGCTGATGGGCATGAAGCCCTCTGAGGCACTTAAGATGGGCCTGGCTGCTGGGGCAGTTTCGGGCGGCATTGCGGGTGTTCAGGGCGCACCGCTTATGGGTCCGCCTGGACCTGCCGCTCCTGCTGCGGGGGCTACTGGGCCGTCGCCTGCCGCTCCTGTACCCGGGACGGGTGGTATTCAATCAGTGCCCACGGCCCAGGACATGGTTTCCATGCCGATGGCTGAGGCGGGGCAGATGTCTCCGCTGCAACAAGCTGCCATGGCACCGGGCGGACCTTATGGCGACATGGGTCCAGCCGTCTCTCCCGGGCCTATTGGACAAGCCGTCACCGGACCTACCGGAGGGGCACCTACTGTCGTCCCAGAGACTTCATACGCCACGCCAAGTTATCAGTCTTTGACACAGCCTGCAGCCACGAGCCCAATGAGCATGACCATGCCGATGTCCGAAGCAGCGAGTACGCCTAGGCTTGCGGATCAAGGCTTTTTTGGTCGGACGGTCCAGGGTGCTACAGACCTGTACGACAAATACCTCTCCCCCAGCCGTGCCGGGCTTCCGGAAGATGCGGGGATTATCCGTAAATACGGTCCGATTGCGGCTGCAGGCACTGCCGCTGCTGCGGCCTTGGGCGCATTTAAGGAAGGTGAAGTTGATACAAGTGCGGCGGAGCGTGCAAAACGGCCCATCAAATATCCTTTGACTCCGGGAGGTGCGGTATCCCGGGTAGGGGTGCCGAGCGAAACCAACGTGCTTGTTCCGACGCCGTCCTTGGCGCGCTTCCTGGCGGACACGGAAAAAGACACGCCGTCTGTTCCAGCGCCTGGAATTACTCGAAGTCAGGGGGCCGTGGCGCAGCCCTATAACATTGCCGGACTGTATGGGGTTCCTTTAATCTACCGGGCGCAGGGCGGCCCAACGGATGTTCGTGAGTTCCCCCGTAAAAATGGCGCGATCAACGGCCCAGGAACCGGGACATCTGACTCCATTCCGGCGATGTTGTCGGATGGCGAGTTTGTCTTTACGGCTAAAGCGGTGCGTAATGCAGGCAGTGGCAGCCGACGCAAGGGCGCGGCCAAAATGTACAAGCTAATGAAAATGCTTGAGGGCGGCCCTGTAGGGAGTAAAGCATAATGGCAACGAGCACTCAGGAAGTCATTACACGTGAGATTGAGGGCATTGAGGACTATCGCACCAAGCTTTTGCAGCAAGCGCAAAGGATTGGCGAAAACCTCGATCCCGTAACCGGAGAGCCGCTTCCAGCAGGTCAAACCCTGCAGGACTTCCTTGGCCGGGGCCAAACGCCTCAATACGATGAGGCAGGCAATCTCACCGGATATGCGCCAGGAGGTGGTGCGTATCAGGTCGCCGGGTTTTCTCCGACACAAACGCGTGCTATGCAGGCTGCCCAGACGACGGGTGTTGGGTCGTTTATGCCGTATATTGGCGCAGCCAACACGGCCCTTGGTTCAGCCTATGCAACCACGGGCGAAGCGGCGGACATCCTCCGTGGCGCGGACACACGTCAGCAATTCCAGGATGCTCAGGCCGCGATGCAGCAGGCCGGTGGTGCGACCGCCGGAATCACTGCTGGACTGGGGCAGTTCCAGACGGCGACTGGGTACACTGATCCTGCCACCGGGCAGTACGTCCCCGGATACCTGGACGTAGCGGGTCAGCGTGCGCTGGCCTCTGATACGACGGCGCGTTTTACGCCGGCTTTTCAAGACATCAACACGGGCATTGGCTCACTGGCCACGGCTCAGAATCTGGCGGCAAGGTCCAGTCAAGCGGACCTTGCTCCGGCTACTGCGGCCATCGGGCAGGGGCTGGCAGGTTTGACCGGAGCGCAGCAGCTAGCGCTGCAGTCAGGCGGGGCGGATCTGAGCGGCGCACAGCAACTACTGTCGCAAGCGGCGGCCGGAACAGCCGCTGCGCAACCTGATTTCAGGGAGGCGCAGTATGTCACGGGTCGTGGTGTGGGTCAGGCGGAAAGCGCTGCACAACAGGCTGCGCTTGCTGCACAACAGCCGGGATTCTTGCAACAAGCCGATTTGCTAGGTGAAGCGCGCACGGCAGCCGGACAGGCGGGGCCGTCTGATTTCACGGGAGTAACGGGACGGCTCGCTGGTGCGGGCGGTGTGGCGGCAGGCGCGACCACAGCCGCACAGCAGGCGGCTGCACAGCCGGGCTTTGGGACAGCGCTTCAGCAGGGGCAAGATGCTGTTGCCATGGCACAGCAGGCTGCTGCACAGCCCGCCATCCAACAAGGAATTGGAGCGCTCTTCCAAGGAGCCGAACAGGCCCGGGCGGCTGCTACTCGTCCAGAGTTCCAACAAGGCATTGACACTCAGTTCTTGGCTGCGCAGCGAGCGTCCGAGGCCGCAGCGGGTCTTGGAGCTGCGCCCACCGTCCAAGCGGCGCAGATGGCTGCCCCTGAAAGGGTTAGCGCGCAACAAGTCGCCACGCAGGGCATTGCGGCGGCGCAGGCGGCAGCCCCCACCGGGCTTCAGGCGTTTCAAATGGGCCCTGCGCAACAGGTTCAAACCGGATCAATCACGGCCCCGGGTGCCCTTGGTCAGTACATGTCTCCCTATATGCAGGGGGTCGTTGATATCCAGTTGAGGGAGGCTCGTCGCGCAGATGAAATTGCACGTCAAGGACGATCGGCACAGGCTGTTCGAGCGGGTGCGTTTGGTGGACCACGTGAAGGGGTAATGGAAGCCGAGGCGGCCCGTAACCTTGGTCAACTGGAAGCCGACATTCAAGCTCGAGGGCTGCAGCAGGCTTATCAACAGGCTCAACAGCAGTTTAACGTCGAAGAACAAGCACGGCTCGCGGCTCAACAGGCTAATCAGCAGGCAGGCCTCACGGTCGGTCAGCAAAATCTTGCATCTCAGCTTGGCGTCCAGCAACTTGGTACGCAGGCCGGTCTTCAGACTTCTCTTGCGAACCTCAATGCCGAACAACAAGCGCGTGTACAAAACGAGGCTAATCGTCTGCAAGCTTCTGGCATGAACCAGCAGGCCGCGATGCAAGCGGCTCTGGCCAACCAGCAGGCGCAAATGACCACGGGCCAGCAGAATGCACAAATGGCCCAACAGGCGGCCTTGGCGAATCAGGCTTTGCAGGGTCAGTACGGATTGACCGGGGCTCAGATGGGGCAGCAAGCAGCAGAAATGCTCCGTCAGGCGGGAATCGGGCAGATTGGTGCTGGCGCGCAGCAGGCCCAACTGGGTCAGCAAGCCGCGCAGATGACGCAAGCAGCAGGGACCGGGGCCATTGGAGCAGGTGCTCAACTGGGGGGACTGGGACAGCAAGCCGCGCAGATCCAGGCTCAACAAGCAGGGCTCACGGGCCAACTTGCGGGGCAACAGGGCCAGCTCGGACTGGCGGCTGCGCAACAGCAATTTCAGCAGGCTGGGTTTGATGCGCAAACCGCCATGCAGATGGCGCAACTGCAACAAGTGCAACAGCAGCAGGCGGCGCAGCAGTCACAGCTTTATTCGGGCATTGGCCAGATGTATGGGCAACAAGCGCAGGCTCAGGGAGCCTTGGGCCAACAGGCAGCGCAGGCTGCCATGCAACAAGCGCAGCTTGGTCTTCAGGGCGGGGCGCAACTGGGCCAGTTTGCTGCGCAGGGAGCGCAGCTTGGACAAGCGGGCGCTGGGCAGTTGGCCAATATCGGACAGATCGCTGGCCAACAAGCCGCTCAACAAGCGCAGCTTGGACAAGCGGCAGCCGGACTTTATGGAAATCTTGCCTCACAGCAGGTTGCTGCCGGCCAAGGCCTTGGTCAGTTGGGCCTGAGCCAGGCTCAGTTGGGCCAAGGTGCGGCGGGTATCTACAGTCAAGCGGCGCAACAGTATGGCAATCTTGCCTCACAGCAGGGCGCGCTGGCGGGTCAAGAGGCGTCAGTCAATCAGAACATTGCCAATTTGATGTTGCAGAATGCTCAGGCTCGTCAGCAGGCGGGATTGGGCATGGGCCAGTTGTACGGGCAGCAGGCCGCTCAGTACCAGAATCTTGGCCAAGGGATTGGGCAGCTGGCAGGACAACAGTTTGGTATTGGTCAGCAGCAGGCAGCGGGCCTTGGTCAGATGGCCGGTCAGCTGGGGCAGTTGGGTATCCAGCAAGCTGCGCTGGGCCAGACTGCGCAAGCGATGAACCAGGGCGACATCAGCTTCCTGTACGGGATTGGTCAAGCGGAACAGGCGCTGAACCAGCAGCAGTTGGATGCAGCACGGGCCACGGCCATGCAGACCATGTACGCGCCGTATCAGCAAGTCGGATTCATGTCGGATGTTTACAGCAAGACTCCGTCTAGTCAGATGCAAACGGCAATCACGAGCCAACCTTCGCCGAGCCCCTTCCAGCAGGTCGCGGGTGTTGGTCTCGGGGCCATGGCCGCAGGTGCGGGGTTCCAGAAGGCCACCGGAATGAAGCTGTTTTAAGTTAAGAGGGCAACATGAAAGACAATATGATGGAAGAAGCGCCTGATGTTGAGAACGTAGGCATCATGCAGGGGTTCATGGACGCCCTTGGTGACGATGAATCCGACGACGACGACGAGGACGAGGTGATGATGCCCGAGCGTCGTCCAGATTCCCCTGAAATCCTCATGAACAACCTCCGAGGCGACATGCGCTCGATTGACGCACGTCGTGACGAACTCGCCGATCTGGTGGGCTACGCCGCTGCGACCGAGACCCCTGAGTCTGTACTCGCAATGCTGCAGCCTGTGCTCGCGCAACAAGGCGGTGGCGGGCTTGGTGGGCTTCCTCAATCAGCGCCCATGGCTCAAGGGCCACAGGCTCCGATGCCCCCTGGACCTCCCCCTGGAATGCCGCCGGGAATGCCGCCGGGAATGCCGCCGGGAATGCCGCCGGGTGCTCCTCCGATGGGCGGCGGACTAGGTGCGATGCCGCCTGAGGGTGCGATGGGCTTGCCACCTGGCCCTCCACCGGGACCCCCTGGACCGCCTCCGCTGCAGATGGCCAAAGGCGGGCTCGTTCAGCATTTTCAAGCGGGGTCAGATGAGGACGGTGTGACCCCTGCAGACGATGAAATGCCGTCCAGTCAATCCGCTCAGGGCCGATTTTATGACCCTGAAGTCCTTGCTGCATTGCGCCAGCGCATTGGCAGTACTTTGGCGGCAAGGCCTGCGCCAGTCCCGGAGCTGAAGACACTTTATGAACAACGGCTCCCCATGTATCGGGAACTGTTGGGTGACACGCGGGACACGTCTCAGGCGCAAATGCTGTTCGATATCGCGCAGCGTGCCTTTGGGTACGCGGCCAACTTGGACGAACGCGGCCGCCCGATGACCGGTGGTGCGCTTTCTCGTCTGGCCGGAGCCTTCCAAGGACTGCCGGCTACGATCGGTGCGCGAATCGCGGAGATTGAAAAAGGCGAACGCGCCATCAAGACTTCTGCCCTTAGCGCGGCCGAGAAAGAGGTCGAAAACATCAAGCGGATGAATCAACAGATCGAGTCGAGCCGTGAAAAGCTTATCGGTCAGTTGAGTGGGCAGGCGGTTAGGGAAACAGCGGATGAGAGGCGGGAGCGATTGGCCAGAGAAGGCCTGACTCTTCAAGAAAAACTGTCCACGGCCCAAGAGGAAGGGCGCAATCTTCGCAACTCATTGGCGCTGCTCTCTAAGGAACGCGAAGGCGCGGAGAACCGTGCTGCACGGGCCAGGGATCTTGAAACACGGCTCGCGGGTCAGCTGGAGCAGGCTCAACTGTCTGCACGGTCGAAAGAGGACATTGCACAACAGCAGGCTACGGCCAGAGCGCAATTGGCGGAGGCTGATCGCAATTTCAGGACGGCATTGTCAGATGCGCGGATTGGCGCGCAAGAGCGGATGCAGGCCGAGCGTTTGAAACAAGCGGCTGAGGCACAAGTGCAGCGTCTGGATGCGCAGATGGCGCAGCTCACTCTGACCATTGAAGGGCGTAAAGAGTTGGAAGAGCGACGGATCGCGGCCCGGGCAGAGTTGGAATCTGCGGAACGGGACTTGAAGCAGAAGATTGCAGATGAAAACAATCTAACCAGTCGGTTGAACACGCTGGATAGGACCACCACGAGTCTTCGTATTCAGAGCGAACGCACACAGGCGATGATGACTCCTGGGTTTGGGCGGGGGATCACCGGCGCGACCCTGAACATCTTCACGTCCCTGGCCCCTGGTTACGGGTCAAATACATTGGGTCCGGATCAGGACCGTGTCTTTGAGACGGCTGTGTCGAACTACATCACGGCGAATCGCAGGACGGGCACTGATGCGCTGGGCAACTCGTATGAGCAGTATCCGACGCTACCTCAGTATATGGTGAGCGCCTTGCAGGCGCGCGGCCAGACGGATCTGATCCCGCCGCAGCAACGCGGCGCTTCGCCTGCGGCGGGAACTCCTGTCACACCGGGTACTGTCGCACCAATGGGGGTTGCTCCGTCACCACCGGCTGCGCCCGCAGGGGCTCCTGCCGCTCCCCCCGGGCCGCCGCGTCCGCCTTTGGATACGCGCCCAATTGCGCTCACGCCAGAAGAGCGGCCGTTTACGTTCTTCAACGTCGCCGGCAAAGGCACTGGCATTGTTCCGGTCACAGCGTCGTTCGTTGCCAAGTTTCCGTTACTCGGGGATCTTGCGCCAGGCGAGCAGCAGGCCACATCTTTCCTGCGTGCAGGCGTCAACCAGCTCACGCGCTCATTGGCGGTTGGCGATCGCTTCACAGAAAGCGAACGACAACAGGTCAGGAGCGACCTCTCGCTACTGCCGCAGTTGATTGATAACCCTGAGTCGTATCGCAATCGCCTGTTGGGCTTGGATGCGCTTCTTCAGTCCGTTGAGAACCGTGCCCGTCGCAGCTATGAAGACGCGACGCTGCCGCGTTCAGAGTTGCAAAAACATGCTCGAGACTACAACGAAGCACGTCAGATTCGATCTCTGCTCGGCACTGCCGATCTGCCTAGAATTGACGCGACGGTAAACGGACAATCGACATTTAATTCGTTGCCAGCAGGCTCGTGGTTCGTGTTCAATGGTCGACGAGGCCCTGTACTGCGGCAGAAGACGAAATAAGGGTAAAGAGATGAATCCAGACGACATCAGCCCGTTTGACCCGATGGCCGGAGCCGATATCCCGGCTCAAGAGCCAGTGACCCCGGATCAGCCTCCGGCTTTCGACCCAGAGGCTTTTGAACGCATGGTCCTTGGCTCATCGACCACGGGCGGGACGATGGCCGGTGCTGGCCAGGAGATGTTGACGGGTGCATTGGAGGCAGTGGCTAATACTGGCGCGCCGCTTACTGGTGGACTGTTAGGACTTAAGGCGGGGGCAACATTTGGTGGTCCTCCAGGGGCTGCCATAGGTCTCGGGGCAGGCCTCTTGACCGGTTGGTTCATGGGAGAGCAGGCCAAGAAGACGCTTCCGCCGATGCCGCCGGAGGGTTCGCCCTTGCGAGTGGGGACCAAGTTCTTTGCCGACTCCCTGATGACCGCGCCTGTGGCTTTTGGGCTGCCGCAGGCCGGACAGACCGCAGGTCGCGTTGCCAACTTTATTTCAAGGATTGGCGAGTCCGCCCGTAAGTCGCCGGGCGCATACATGACCGCCGAAGGCATTATGAGCCTTGGCTCAGGAATCGGGGCCGGTGTTGGGGAGGGCTTGAACCCCGGAGATCCGATTGCCCAAGCTGCGGGCGGGATCGTGGGCGGCCTGTCTTTTCAGTTGCCTGCGACGATTTTGCAGAATGCGATCACCAATGTCGGTCCAAGCTTGACCTCGGCGTTGAACCCTGTCTCATGGGTCACGGACTTTCAGGGACAACGACAAGCCGTGGCTCAGGCGATTGGGTCACGTCAGATGAATCGGGCCGTCAATCAGATTCTTGACATACTAGAGGGCGCGGACGAAGACATCCCTGCGCTAATCCGTTCGCTTGAGGCACCAGACCTGCCGGGTGTTCCCGACATGACGGCCGCGCAAAAGACAGGCAACAAGACGCTTGCCGGCCTTGAGGCTCGTTTGGCAATCGGATCGGATCGGTACAAACCGGAGACCCTGGCCAAGGCGGAACAGGCGTTTACGGCAATGCGTGTTCTGGTTAAGCGCCTTGAGAGCACCGGGGATCCGGCTGCGGTTCAGGCGGCGGCGAAGATGCGGGACGACATCTTCAATCAGGTGCTTGCCAACAGGCTATTTGCTGCAGAAGCACGGGCCGCTGATCAAATCAGCAAAATCCCGTCCGCCAATGTTGCAGCGCGTCAAGAGATCGGCGATGTCGTGCGGTCAGAAGTAGGCCTTGCTTTGGACAACGCCCGCATGGTCGAGCGTGAGTTCTGGAACCAAGGACTTTCTCGCCTGATGCGAGAGAATCCTGCGCCGACGGCTGATGAGGTATTCGCAGCGGCGCTCAAGAAAAAGAAGATGACGCGGGACTCATATGAGCGGACTAAGGCCCTGGTTGAACGGTTCCCGGACATCCGGGTTGATGCTGGAAAAACAATAGACGATTGGAAGGCACAGGGGCTCACCGATCAACAGGCAAACGCCCGTGTCAAGCAAGGTAAGAGCTATCAGGATTTCTTTGAACTGGAAGACCTGGAATCAGACTTGAGGGCTGGGATCGGTATCGTCAGCCCACTGGACATCAGGCCCTCTACGGCTGCTGCCAATTTCCTGGATGCGGTTAAGACCAAGAGCGACGCGAATTTTGACCTTTTGCCCGCGCCGTTGCGCAACATCATGCAAAGCATGGGAGTTACCAAGAGTAACTTTCTTCAGTACAAGAACGGGATGCGTTCAGCTGAGGGTATTGAATCGGGGGTCGTGCCGTATCGTTACCTTCCCAGAACCAGGCCGATGAATGCGGTTGATCTTTTGAACAACCGATCCGAATTTTTGGACTTGGCTCGTGCAGCGCGGGCCAAGGGTGAGCTTAGTGATGCTGCTATTTACAGCAAAGTAGCGGCCGGAATACTGGAAGATCTGAGGCAGTTAGACAGCCCGCTCTTAGACGAGGCTCGCTCCTTTTCCAAGGCACTCAACGACACCTTCACTCGTACCTATGCAAACGACATCATGTCGGTCAACCCGCGTGGGGCGGAGAAGATGTCGCCGGAACAGATTGTCTCGCGTCTGCGTCAAGACACCCAGCGCATGGACGACATCACTGATGCGGTCAGTTTCCCACGTCGGACATATGAAGATGCGTTGGCGAGGCTTGGTCCGGATAACGAAATCACCAAGGGCCTTGCGCCTTTGGTCCAGTTGTCCGATGACTCCCTTGAGACGATGACCAATGCGCAGCGCTCCATCCTGCTCGGAGCTGCTGCCAAAACGCTTCGTCAAATCAACGATCCCGTGACGGGGACCGTGCGCACGGAGGTCAACCCCGCTGCGCTGACGCAATTTGTCAGCGAGAACCGCGAGCTTCTGGATCGCCTGGGCCTCGTAGGCGTTTTACAAGACGCCACTAAAGCGCAGAACGCCCTAGAGCTCGTGCGCATGCAAAACAGCGCCCTGAACAAGGATCTGCGGAATCAAACCGCGTTCGCAAAGGTGCTGGCATCGGGAGAAAACCCGGTGGAGGCGGTCGTAACCGCCATGAAAAGCAAACACCCAACGCGTGATATGGCGCACCTGGTCAGGCTGGCTAAGGCAGACGGCCAAGAGGCGATGGACGGTATGAAGTCCCTTGTCTATGAGTATCTGTATAAAACAGCGGGTGGAGACAAGAACTTCAGCCCAACCGAGTACCAAAAGCTGTTGTTTGAGCCCGTCTCCCGGGGGCAGCCTTCCATCGTCAATATCATGCGCAGTCAAGGGCTCCTGACGCTTACAGAGCTCAAGGGCCTGAAGCGCATTCTTGACCCGATGATTCGCATTGAACAAGGCATCGAGGCCAATGTGCCTCTCGAAAAGTTCCTGACCGGGGCGTCCGCAGCAGAGGACTTGTTTTTGCGGTTCATTGGAACGCGAATCGGAAAAGCAATCGACCCAAATTCACTGCTCATGGCCTCATCCGGGTCAAAGTACGTGCGCCAAGTCCTCGATGAAACTCCGTTGTTGGAGATGCGTCGCATCATTGAAGTAGCCTCTCAAAACCCGCAGATGCTGGCGGACATGCTCAAACGTGGCCGCACGCAACGTGAGTCGCTGGAGCTGGCCAAAAAGTTCCGCAGCTACCTCATTACCTCAGGTCTAACGGCCCTCGGCCCGGAGCCGGAAGAAGAGTCCCTGTTCCCGCCTGCACCGCAGTCTTCAGCGCAACAGCTTTTCCGGCAACTGCCGCCTGCACCCATGACCCGTGGACTTCCCGGCATGGGCCAAGGACCTCAGGCCCAGGGGCCGCAAGGCGGAGGTGCTCCACAAGGGGGCGCACCCTCACAAAGCCGCGCCATGCTGCAGTCGCTCTTCCCGTTTGACACCATCAGCGGGATGGCGGCGCAACAGCCTCCTCCGCCCGGCTGACCCTCTCCCACCACTGGGCGCGGAAGTCCTCAAACTCCCGTCCAGTGGTAGTGAACTCCTGGACGCTGCCGTCTTGGACAGCGACCAACACCACCCCGAAGTCGATCTTCGTGCCGAACATCCGGTCATGCGCACAGGCATAGGCCGCGAGTTGGTGGAAGTAGTCGGTGATGTACTGCTTTCGTTTCGGCCTCATGGACTGCTTGAAGTCAACGATCGCAAGTTTTCCCCTGTACTCGGCGACCAAATCGGTCGTTCCGGCGTAGCGGGCGTCGTAATGCAGCGCGACCTCCGAACCGTAAACCCGGTCCAGGTACTTAAAGTAGTTGTTGATCAGCGCAAAGGCCATCTGATGGCCCTTCAGGGCTAACCAGTCCTGGCCCACGGTCAACAGATCAGCGGCCAAGAAACACTCAATGGTTTCATGCATGTGAGTGCCCACATACGCCGCTTCCCGCTTGATACGGTCCGCTTCCTCTTGGCCGACGCGATCCGCCCATTCCTGCAGCTTGGCCTTGTCCTTGGTCCGGTCGAGGATCGTGGTCACTGAAGGCACGCCCGCGAACCCCGGCACCTTGTACACGCGACCGGTGAGCGCGTCCTCGCGGGTGATGTGTGGGTAGTCAAATTCCTGACTGTGTCGGATCAGATGAGCCATTGTCGAATGTCCTCTCCAAGCACCTGAGTGGCGATGTCAATCTTGTCGCGCAGTGCCTTGACAATCTTTTCGTCCACCGTATTCGGCGCGATCAAATCGATGTAAGTCACATTCTTCGTCTGGCCGATTCGATGCGCACGGTCCTCTGACTGCATGCGCTTTTCCAAGTCAAAGCTGTTGCTGTAGTAGATGACCGTATTGGCCGCAGTCAGGGTCAGGCCGTAGCCGCCTGTACTAGGGTTTGCGACGAAAAATCGCAGGGGACTTTTGGGATCCTGAAAATTCGTCACCACGCGCTGGCGTTCGTCGCCTCCCGTATCCCCGTAGTACGTACCCACGGAGTCCATCCCGTAGACCTTTTGAAGGGCAAGACGAATCGCTTCGATGTCCCTCCGGTATGTGGCCCAGATGATGATCTTGCCTTGATTCTCTTCGATCACATCCAACAACTCCTGGATGCGCTTACTTGGAAGCTCGACCACCGTGCCGTCATCCATCTTCACGTGACCGCACACAATCTGGTGGAGTCTCATCAGTTGAGTCAGAGCATTGGCCGTCGAAACAAGGCCCCCGGACAGTTGCGCCAGGGCAAAGTTCTTCATTTCGTTGTAGGCCTTGAGCTGCTCTTCCGTCAGCTCCACGTCCCGCTTTACGTACCACTTTTCAGGGAGATCGAGACACTCCTCCTTGGTCACCCTAAAGCTGAAACGGTCCAGCTTTTCCTTGAGCTCTTCGAGCCGTCGATAGCCGACCACCTGCTTGAACGAGTGTGACGCAAGCTGACGTTCAACCACCACGGCGTAACGCGACTGAAAGCCGTAAAAGCTGTGCATGTTCAGGCACTGCGGGGACAGGAACTCACACTGCTGGTATAGGTCCAATGGGGACTTGGTCACCGGCGATCCTGTAGCAATCCTTCGATACCTCGCGCCCTTGCCTACTTTTTCAGTGTTTTTGCTGCGGCTTGAAGTGTGCGTCTTGATGGTCGTGCTCTCGTCAATCACCATCATTGCATCGTGACCCAACAGAAACCGCTTGGCAAAGTCAGTTCCCTTTTTTGTGCTGAAGGCTTCGACGTTCATCAGCAGCACCTTCAGGTCTTCACTAACCTCGAACAACTGATCAAGGGCCTCCTTGTCCGCCTTCTTTGGAGAGGAGTTCCAAAGCGCCATGCGATACACAACATGGCTTGGCAGGTGCTTTGGGATCTCGATGTCGTACCAATTGCGGTACACACCCTTGGGTGCAACCACCAACAGTGCGTTGATCTTGCCCTGGTCATACAGCAGGGCTGCGTTGTTGATGAGCATGTAGCTTTTGCCTGTGCCCATGTCTGCAAACAACGCCGCAACGGGCTTATCCCAAAAGCGATCAAGGTATGCGGCTTGATGCGAGAAGGGCTTGTTTTTGAAGGGATAGGTGCTTAAAAACTGGTCCATTTGTCTCTCTTTCTGGATAGGGCTTGCAGGCCCTGGTTCACGTAGTGTACACTGGGTCCTCGCTTTGAGAAAGGAGATTGCAGTGCCAACCGTCTACGTCGTGTCCGAAACCACGACGCATAACATTGCCCCAGCCCTCGACTACGGCCGCATTGAGCCCATCTTGCCGCCTAACGCGCAGGTGGCGTTTTCAATCGTACCAACCGTCCGCAGGATTCAGCGCAAGCTGGAGAAATTCTCAGATGACGACTACCTGTTGCTCATCGGAGACCCGTCTGCAATCGGCATCTGTTGCGCCGTTGCTGCCTCCCGTAACCACGGGAGATTTAAGTGCCTCAAATGGGACAAGCGTGAACGCCGTTACATCCCAATCGAGGTGGATTTGTTCAAGAAAGGAGATTACGATGACTTTAGCGAGTTTGTTTGAGAACGACGCCGACGCCCTGAAGGTCAAGGACGAAAGCGTATCAGGGATCGCGGGCCTTGCTCGACGAGCCAAGCTCCTTGAGCGTGAGATCGAGGAGCTTGAAGCGTCGCTCAAGGAAAAGCAGGAAAGCTATCGGTTGTTGACTGAGACAACCATCCCTGAGGCCATGACAGAAGCAGGCATGAGAAAGTTTGTCATGGAAGACGGGTCAATGGTCGACATCAAGCCCTTCTACGGTGCCAGCATCAGCAAGGCCCGGCAGGCTGAGGCTTTTAAGTGGCTCAGGGACCATGGCTTTGACGACATCATCAAGAACACGGTCAGTGTCAGGTTTGGTCGGAAAGAAGACGAACTTGCCACGGACATGATCAATCTTCTTCGCAGCAAGGGCTACACGCCGGAGCAAACGGAGAAGGTCGAGCCCCAGACCTTGAAGGCCTGGGTGAAGGAGCGAATCGAGAAGGGGCAGCCCGTCGATTCGGAACTCTTTGGGGTGTACATCGGCCAGAAGGCCGTTGTCGCCACCCCGAAGAAAAGCTAACCACTACCAAAGGAAAATGAATCATGGCTAAGAACCAAGTCGCAGTGAAGAACGAAACCGCTCTGGCAATCCTGAGCGATCTTGAGCAGGACGCGGGTGCGGGCTTTGACGGCATGACGCCAGACGATTACGCGCTTCCGTTTTTGCGCCTGCTGACGAACACCAGCCCTGAGGTTGGCGAGGTCGAAGGGGCGATGCCCGGGATGATCTTGAACAGCGTCACGGGGGAGCTGTACAACGGAAAAGAAGGAATCTTCGTTGTGCCGTGCGCCTATGTTCGTCAGTACATCGAATGGGCTCCGCGTGGGCAAGGTAGTGGTGCCCCTGTGCACATCTACCCGGCCACAAGCGACATCCTGTCGCAGACGCATCGAGAGCCGGGCGAGAACAAGGACTACCTGGACAACGGGAACTACATCGAGAACACCGCCAATCACTACGTGATGGTGATCGACGAAAATGATGTTCCCAATGCCGCGCTGATCTCCATGAAGTCCACGCAGCTTAAGAAGAGCCGCAAGTGGAACAGCATGATGCAGTCCGTCAAAGTCCAGGGTACCAACGGCTTGTTCACGCCACCCATGTACAGTCAGGTCTACCGTCTGACCACCGTCGCCGAGTCCAACGACAAGGGCAAGTGGTTTGGCTGGGAGATCGAACGGGTGGGCCCGGTTGAAAGCGTTGCGCTGTATCAAGCATGCAAGAGCTTTGCTCAATCCATCAGTTCTGGTGAGGTGAAGGTCAAGCACGAGCACGCTGATGGGATGAACCAGCAAGCTGCCCCGTTCTGATTAAAGCGGGGAATGAGTTAGCATGGGATCATTCCCCGCCATTTCGAGAAAGAAGAAATGACTGATATCACCCGATTCAAAGCAATCTTCAGCGGCCTTGACGTCGCCTACGGTACCTACCGAATTGAAGGGGCCAAAGAAAATGGGAAGCAGGCAGGCAAGGCCATCGTTGTGCGAAAGCCCCCGGTCGATGACCTATGGGCCAAGCATCTTGAAGGAATAGAGCCCTCCCTTGGCATCATTCCGATACAGGCCGATAACTCCTGTATCTGGGGCTGTATCGACATCGACCAGTACCCCCTGGATCATCTCGGTCTCATCCATAAGATCCGAAAGCTCGAGCTGCCCCTAGTGGTCTGTCGTAGCAAGTCAGGCGGTGCGCACGTCTTTCTGTTCGTCCGTGAGCCAATGTCCGCTGCCCACATGCAGCGCTACCTCAAGGCCTGCGCTGCAGTGCTGGGCGAAGCGGGCCGAGAGATTTTCCCAAAGCAGTCCGAGATCCTGGTCGAGCGCGGGGACACCGGGAACTTCCTGAACCTGCCCTACTTCGGCGGCGACCAGACCCTGCGTTATGCCATTAAGGACGATGGCACGGCCGCAACGTTGGACGAGTTCTATGCCCTCTACGACCTCTGGGTACAGGGACCGGATGTCCAACCTCCAGAAGAACCCAAGAAGCCTGACCACCCGATCAAGGATGGACCGCCCTGTCTTCAGGCGATCTGCGCACAGGGCGTGCCTGAAGGAACACGGAACAACGCGCTTTTCAACATCTCCGTCTACCTGAAGAAGGTGTATGAGTCCGACTGGCAAGACAAGCTTGTCGAACACAACATCAAGTACGTCGCCCCGCCTTTGCCAAACAATGAACTGCAGACCATCATCAAGCAGATGGTCAAGAAGGACTACAAGTACAAGTGCAAGGACGCACCGATCAACAGCTTTTGTAACGCAGGGCTGTGCCGTACTCGTAAGTATGGGGTCGGCTCCGATGGCCCTGATGCGCCGGCCATGTCCAGTCTGTCAAAGTACAACGCCGAACCGCCGCTCTGGTTTCTGGATATCAATGGCAAGCGTATCGAGCTGGACACTGAGAGCCTTTTCAATCAGGCCGCCTTCCAGAAAGCGTGCCTTGAGAAGCTTAACGTGCTGCCGCCAACACTGCGTAGACAGGATTGGGAGCAGGTGCTTAATCAGTTGCTGCGGGAGATGGTCGAGACCGAGCAGATCGTCGAAGCGCCCGAGGACGTGGGCATCACCGGGAAGTTCAATGATCTCCTTGAGGAGTTCGCGGCGCATATGCAGCAGGCCATGGACCGTGATGAAATACTCATGGGCCGCCCATGGGTGAATGAAGACGAAGCGAAGGTTTATTTTCGGCTCAAGGACCTTGAGGCTCATCTGGTGAGACAGAACTTCAAGAGCCTGACGGGGGCGAAGGTCTCACAACGATTGCGCGATCTTGGCGCAGAGCCCTTGAGTCTTTTTCTGAAGGGCCGGGCGGTGCGGTGTTGGAGGATGCCTGCGTTTGCGAAACAGAGCGCACCGTTTGACACGCCGGAACAACAGAAAGGGAGCCCATTTTGACACTCAAAATCGAAGGACACGACGACGCTATCCTCGGACCGGCCATGATTTGGCGTGACGGCGGCATGGCAGAAGTACTTGTGTACGATGCAGAGAAGATCCGTGAGACGCTGATGAAGCGCGACGGCATGAGCCACGACGAGGCCCGGGAATACATCGAGTTCAACATTGAAGGCGCGTATGTCGGCACCTGCACACCGGTGTTGGTCTGGACACAAGATGAATTCGGGCTGGAAGAATGAACAACACTGAAAAGGAGCTGGGGCCGAAGATCACCAAAGTCTTCGGCCCCCCATGACCAGGATCAGGAAAAACGACCTTCCTTCTTAACATCGTTCAGCACGAATTGGAGTCGGGCGTCTTGCCTGTACAGATCGGCTATTTCGCCTTCACCAAGAAGGCCGCGACCGAGGCCCGCGATCGTGCGATCGAGAAGTTCCCGCATCTTCGTCCCGAGACCGATTTCCCTTGGTTCAAGACACTACACAGTCTTGCCTACCGGTGTCTGGGCGTGGGCAACAAGGACATGATGAGTCCAGAGAACTTCAAGGAGTTCGCTCAAGAAGCACGAATCGATCTCACGGTCAGTAGCGGTGAAGACGATTTCATGGTGAACGCGGATCACCCGGTGCTGAACGAGATCAACATTGCACGGATCAGGGGACTGGACCTGCGAGAGCACTACAACCGCTCGTCTATGGACATCGAGTGGTTCCACTTCGAGTTCGTGGAGCGTGCTTACCGGCACTACAAACGATCCCGCAATCTTCTGGACTTCACCGATCTCCTGGAGATGATCGTCGAAGACGCTGATCGTCTCCCGAGCCTTGAAGCGCTGATCATTGACGAGGCGCAGGACCTCTCACGACTGCAATGGAGGCTGGTCGAGCAACTTGCGTTGCGAGCCCAGCGCTGCTTTCTGGCAGGCGACGATGACCAGGCCCTCTACACCTGGGCCGGGGCCGATGTCGCAAGCTTCTTGACCTTTGACGGAGATGTCAAAGTCCTCGATCAATCCTACCGCGTCCCGGCCAAGGTTCACGCCCTTGCCAATACTGTTGTCAAACGCATCAGACACCGGCAGCCCAAGACCTGGAAGTCGCGAGAAGAACTCGGCACGGTCCGCTACCACAATGACTTCCGCTATGTGGACGTTACAAAAGGCGAATGGCTCGTGCTCGCAGCAGCAAACTACATGCTGACCGACATGCACGACTGGCTCAGATCCCAGGGCCTACTCTTCGAGCGCCACGGGCAACGGTCCATCCCAGAGACAGTGCTTCACGCGGTGATCGGCTGGGAGCGATTGAGGAGGGGTCAGGAAGTGGACTTCAAGACCGTCCTGACAATCTACAAATACCTGGACAGTAAAGCAATCAGGCACGGCTTCAAGGGACTCAAAGGCGCTGACCCACAGGCCCTGTACGACATGAGTCTCCTGAAAGAAAGGCACGGACTTCTTTCTACAGAAATCTGGCACGAGGCGTTGACCAAGATCTCTGAGACACAGCGTAGATACATCATCGCGCTATTGCGCCGTGGCACACGGCTCACGGGCAAGCCCCAAATCAAGCTCTCCACAATCCACGGGGCCAAGGGCGGTGAGGCAGATAACGTGCTCTTGATGCTTGACCTCACGACCAACTTCGCCAGGGACTACGACCGCAATTCAGATGACATCAACCGGCTGCTCTACGTCGGCATCACCCGGGCCAAGCAAGCGCTCCATCTTGTACTGCCTAAGAACCAACAGAAGGCGTTTCGATTGTGAAGAACCGAGACACACGGACCATGGGCCTCTTTCCACGCCAGTCGGAATGGGTCCCACCACAAACATTTCCAAATCTTACAGAGGCCAAGGAGATTGCAATTGACCTGGAAACGTGTGATCCAAACATGGAGTCGATGGGTCCAGGTTGGCCGCGACGTGATGGGTACATTGTTGGATATGCGGTGGCAGTGGATGGTTGGGCAGGTTATTTTCCTGTTGGCCATGCTGGCGGCGGCAATCTTGATCGCCGTATCGTAGAGCTGTGGATCAAGAACGTGCTGGCCACTCCAGCAGACAAGATCATGCACAACGCCGCCTATGACTTGGGCTGGCTCCGCGCCTCAGGCTTCACGGTCAACGGCCGCATCATCGATACGATGATCGCAGCACCGCTCCTGGATGAAAACCGATACAGCTACGCCCTCAACAGTCTGGGCTTCGATTACCTAAAGGAAGTCAAGTCTGAGCAGGGACTGAAAGAGGCCGCACAGGACTTTGGTGTCCACGCTAAAAAAGAGCTCTGGCGACTGCCCGCCATGCATGTCGGCGAGTACGCCGAACAAGACGCTTCGCTCACGCTCAAGCTCTGGCACCACTTCAAAGCCTTGATCAAGTCCGAGGACATCGAACACATCTTCAACCTCGAAACCGAGCTGCTGCCTGTTTTGGTAGATTTAACCTATCGAGGCATACGTTTTGATAGGCAGAAGTGTGAGCAACTGCTGGATGATCTGAAAAAGCAAGAGAAGAAGCTGCTTGGCACGATCAAGAGCCAAGCAGGGGGGACCGTGGATATCTGGGCTGCTGCCAGTATTGCGGCCGCCTTTGACCGGCTCGGGGTTCAGTATCCACGGACCACGAACGGTGCGCCGAGCTTCACGAAGTCCTTCCTCGACTCTCACGACCATCCGCTGGCCAAGATGATCATTGAGGCCCGGGAGGTGAACAAGACCCATGGCACGTTTCTCGATCCGTACATGCGGCATAGCGCCGCAGTTGGACGCATTCACACCCATTTCAATCAACTGCGTTCCGATGACGGGGGCACGGTGACAGGACGGCTCTCTGCCGCGAATCCAAACCTCCAGCAGGTTCCCGCTCGGCACGAGATCATCGGGCCCATGGTCAGAGGGCTGTTTCTGCCGGAGGAAGGTCAGCTCTGGGCGGCGAATGACTTCTCGGCTCAAGAACCACGGATCTTGATTCACTACGCCACACTGCTCGATCTGCCTGGGGCAGAGAAGATGGCAGAGGCCTATCGGAATGATCCGAACACGGACTTCCATCAGATGGTAGCGGACATGGCGGGAGTGCCGAGGAAAGTGGCCAAGACCTGCTCCTTGGGCATGATGTATGGAATGGGTAAGCAAAAGCTTGCGAACCAGTTGGATCTGCCTCTGGATGAGGCCAGCAGTTTGATAACAACTTTCCATTCCAAAGTCCCTTTCCTTCGTGGCACCATCGACGCCGTGATGAAACGGATCGAGCACCCGGCCTCAGGCGGCGCGATCCGTACACTTTTGGGCCGCAAGTGCCGCTTCCCGCTTTGGGAGCCTGTGGAATGGGGCGTGAACAAGGCGCTTCCCTACGAGCAGGCCATCATGGAATACGGCCGACGGATCAAACGTGCCGGCACCTACAAAGGCCTCAACCGCCTGATCCAGGGATCGGCAGCCGATCAGACCAAAGCCGCCATGGTCGCGCTCCACAAAGCAGGGTTCCGGATGCTGCTCCAGGTCCATGACGAATTGGCCGTGTCCGTGGACAAAGTAGAAGACGCCCGCGAAGCCGCTGACATCATGGCCAATGCCGTCCGGCTGGAAGTCCCCTCACGTGTTGATGTAGAGACTGGACGGAGCTGGGGAGAGGCGGCATAATGGCCACGTCTCCTTCCCCTTCCTGTGTGATAGGGTTGTACCGGGCTATGCCCGGTACTTTTTTAAGAAAGAAGAATTATGGACTTCGGACCACCGACTAACAAAAAATACGCAGGACTTGTTAACGGTATCTACGAACGCAAACCGCCCAGAAAGAGGCAAAAGCGCGTCTATCGCAAACAAGCGAAACAGATCAAACGCGAGTCTCCGTCCCAGCGCCCGAACAAGCGCTACAAAACCATCCTTATCCCAGAGGAGACCTACATCAAACTCCACGAGATGGGCCGCCTCTATCAGGTCAGCTTCGGCCGCATCGTCGCCGCACTCGTCGAACCCGCATTCGAGGAGGCCTACCAGGAATCACTGCTCCTCGCACGCATCGAAGAAACCAGACAAAAGGAGAAGGAACTTGCCGAACAGCAAAAACCAAAACGCACCCGCAAAAAAACGCAAGACACAGAGCCAGAGATTCTCGACGACAGTGAACCTGCCCGTCGAACTCACTTTTAATATCCTCGAACCACTCGCCTACGAAGGCTACGTCCTGCCCGCCATGATCGACATCACCAAGATCGAGATCGCGGTCCTCGGCCCACGGGGCAGGCTCCGTGTCATCGACCTCACCCGCAATTTCGGCGAGCAAGACCTCCTCGCCCTGGAAGACGAAATCATCGAATCTCTTCAAGAAGACAGTTGACAAACACTAAATGTAGTGTGCTACAGTATCGCTTCCAGTTCAGAAAGGAGAAATTGATGTCAAAACCTGCCCCGACCCTGCCCCCGGACACGATCCCATGGCCCTGGCCCTTCAAGTACCAGAGCAATGGCACCATAACGCCTCGTCGGCCTAAGCCCCCAAAGCAGAAAAAGCCCCCGTATCCGGACGCAGAGGAGGCTCCGTTCTAAAATGCTTGTCAAAATCAACAATCAAATTGTTATTGACAACAAAAGACGGGATACGGTCTTCTGTGTCAACACTGGCCGAGTCAAGATCGGATGCGCGTATATCCCGCCGCTCGAGAGCCTGGACGATGATGAGCTGCTGGTACAAGCGGCGTTGATCGGCA